GTTTGCGAATCTTTACGTTTACGGTGACTCAGTGGCTGACATGGGCAACTGCGAAAATGACGATCAGTTTTTTGAGCAATACAAGTTTCTTATTAAAGAGAAGCTGCGCGTCACGAAGCCGGGTAGATTGTCTTGCGTGCATTGCACGGACATTCCAACTACAATGGGGAAGGATGGCTACATCGGGCGGCGTGACTTCTCGGGTGAGATCATTCGGGCGCACATTGAATGCGGATGGGTCTATCACTGCCGCGTCACGGTCTGGAAGGATCCAGTCGTTGAGATGCAGCGCACGAAGGCACTCGGATTGCTACATAAGCAGATCAAAAAAGACTCATGCCGATCACGTATGGGAAACCCTGACTATTTGCTGGTCTTTTACAAGCCCGGCGAGAACGCGGAGCGCGTTACGCATACGGCAGAAAGCTTTCCGGTCGATCAATGGCAGCAGTGGGCGTCGCCAGTCTGGATGGACATCAACCAGACAAACGTATTGCAAAAGGAGTCGGCTCGAGAGCAGCAAGATGAAAAACATATCTGCCCGCTTCAACTTGATTTCATTTATCGATGCTTAGTTATGTGGTCGAATGAGGGCGACACAGTCATGTCACCATTTACAGGCATCGGCTCCGAGGGTTACGTTTCAGTATTGCACAATAGAAAGTTTATCGGAACTGAACTCAAGGGCAGCTACTTTAAACAAGCATCCATCAATCTTCGCAATGCTGAATCTGAGAAGGGAGACTTGTTCAATGGATAATTACTTCGACTTATTGAAACGTAAAAAGCAAATAGACTTTGAGCGTCGGTCGCTTGTCGGCGATGTGCATGAGTCGCTTTTTCCATTTCAACGCGATTGCGTTGAGATGCTTATGAAAGTCGGACGCGGTGCCGCTTTCCTCGATACCGGGCTGGGCAAGACAATTATACAATGCGAATGGGCGCGGCACGTTCCCGGAGAGGTGCTTTTCGTTGCTCCGCTAGCCGTAGCACATCAGACAATCGAAGAGGCAAAGTCAAAGCTAGGGATGCACATTGACTACTCTAAAGACGGAACAGTCAAAGGGCAGTTCACAATCACCAATTATGAGCGGGTTGAGAATTTTGACTGCGAGCGATTTGACGGCGTCGTGCTGGATGAAAGCTCAATCTTGAAAGGCCAGAATAGCAAAACAAAAGCAATGCTTTGCTCTCGATTTGCTGGAGCGACATATAAGCTGGCGGCCACTGCAACACCAGCGCCGAATGACTATACCGAGCTAGGCAATCATGCTGAGTTTCTCGGCATTATGAATACTCAGGAAATGCTGACTAGATGGTTTATTCACGACTCTGCAAATACTGGCGATTGGAGATTGAAAGGTCATGCAGTCAAACCGTTCTGGCAGTGGGTGGCATCATGGGCGGCATGCGCATCAAAGCCTAGCGATCTAGGCTATTCAAACGAGGGATACGACTTGCCATCGCTCAACATGATCACTCATCAAGTCGAAACTGAAACTAAGACAGCATTTGACGATGGACTTCTTTTTGAGATGCCGGAAATGAACGCGACCAGCCTACACAGGAAAAAGAGAGACTCGGTTGAAGATCGAGTGCAGTTGGTTGCAGATATGGTCAATGGAAACGAGAAGCCTTGGATAGTATGGTGCGAATCAAATCAAGAGTCTGAGTTGCTTGCAAGGGCTATACCGGATGCGGTTGAGGTCAAAGGCAGTGATTCACCTGAAAAAAAGGAACGCGATCTAATAGCATTTTCAGAAGGCGAAGCTAGGATACTAATCAGCAAGAGTTCAATCTGCGGATTCGGTATGAATTGGCAGCATTGCAGAAACATGGTCTTTGCTTCTATTTCTTACAGTTACGAGAAGTTTTATCAAGCAGTTCGTCGCTCATGGAGATTTGGTCAAACTGAGCAAGTTGATGTTCACGTAGTTATCGCTGACGCTGAAATTCCAGTTTGGCGAACTATTGAAGAGAAGGCAACTGATCATGACGCAATGAAGGATCACATGAAATACGCCGTGTTCTCAAAGGGCGAAGTTTCAAATGTGAAAATTGATTACAACCCGAATAAACAATGCACGTTGCCAGCGTGGTTGTTTGAAAAAAATGAAAGGACAACACAATGACAAAAGAATCATCATGTCTGCGATTCTTAGAATCACAGAGCAAAAAATACTTCGAGTTCTTACGAGCTGGGGACTTGGCAAGCAGCAGAAACAGAAAGTGCGGGGAAACAATCGACGAAGAATTTGCGTCTGCAAAAAAGCTGATTGCCAAGGGCCTGACGCGAAAAGAAGCGGCGGCCATTGTCGGCATGAATTATCAAACACTTGCTAAAAGGCTAAACAATGGAAAATGAAAAGGGAACTGAAAGCGGAATTGAAGGATTTGAACGAGAAGCTGGAGATCGAGCAGGAGCAGGACAGGCAGAAGGCTTGGGACTTCGACGAGTCAGCGCCGTTAAAAAAGCGCAGGAAGTCGAGACAAGCGAACATGCGCTCGAGGACATCCGAAACTGGATTGTCGAAGGAAACGGAAAGTTTGCATCGATCATTGAAGCCATCAGAGCATCAAGCGACGAAGAAAAGCAGGCAGAGCTAAAGCGAAAACTTCCCGGCGTGATGTTCTCAGGAACATTCGCCAAGCGATCATCGAAGGAACTGATTCAGCACTCCGGGCTGATCTGCATGGACTTTGACTACGTCGATCAGCCAGACCAAGTGATCGACAGCATGCGGTTTGATCCGCACCTCGCGCTGGCGTTCATCTCACCTCGAGGTAACGGCGTCAAAGCTGTTTTCTGCATACCACAGGACTGCAATCATCGGGAGGCATTTGAGACGGTCCGCGACTACTGCGCGACGATGTATGACCTGGAAGCCGACGAGAGCGGCAAGGATGTTAGCCGCTTGTGCTTTCTATCGGTCGATCCGGAGGCGCACTACGCGCCGGACGCGGTGCCGCTTAGAGTGGCGCCGAAGCTAAACCGCAACTTCACCGGCATTGACCAATCAGGCAACGGGCGGGACGCGACACATGCGCCAAAAGTGGGGGCACCGAAAAATTCAGAAAAGTGTGACGCGAATAAAGGCGACCGCATCGGCGACCGATACGAGGCAAGCGGCGACATCTGGAATCGTTCTGCGGACCTGCTCAGAAGCGCGGGCTGGAAAATAGGGCGAAGCGGCGGCGACCGGACATTCTGCACGCGGCCGGGCAAGGAGCGCGGCGTCAGCGGAACATTGTTCAGCGATGGCGGCTTTTACTGTTTCAGCGACCAAGCATCACCGCTCGAGCCGTCGCAGGGCTATTCAGCCTTCGCACTATTCACGACTCTGGAGCATGGCGGCGACTTCAAGGAAGCGGCACTCGCGCTTGTCGAGGAGTTCGGCGAGCCAGCCGGGCCGAGCATCAACGGGCGGGACTTTTACGGCAAAGGCGGCGATCCGTTCCAGACCGATGAGTTGCCAGAAGATGCACCGCTCAATGAGCGGATGCAGGCGGTGATTAGCAAGCTGCCAAAGTGGACAAGTGCTGCTGACATCCCGGACGACATCCACAAGCGGCTGCTGATCAAATACCCGGTGCTGATCGACGGCATCCTCAAGCAAGGCACCAAGATGGTGCTGGGGGGCGGCAGCAAGACCTACAAGACGTGGACGCTGCTCGATCTGGCAATCGCGGCAGCAGGCGGCCACACATGGCTCGGAAAGCAGGTCGTCTCGACCGGAAAGAAGGTGATCTACATCAATCTCGAAGTCTTGGACGAGGAGTTTCAGGGGCGCATCAAAGACGTCTGCCAAGCAAAGGGCGTCGAGAAGCCGGCAAACCTGCACCCTTGGTCGCTCAGGGGCGTCTGCAACGATTTGCGCGTGATGCTGGCGGCTATCAAAGAGTGGTGCCGGAATGACGAGATCGCGCTGATCGTGGTGGATCCGATCTACAAGGCACTCGGCGACCGCGATGAGAACAGCGCCGGGGACATGAACGCGCTGATGAACGAGGTCGAGGCCATCTGCGAGGAGACCAGAGCGGCAGTCGTCTTCGCGGCTCACTTTTCCAAGGGCAACCAGAGCGAGAAGTCGGCGATGGATCGCATCAGCGGCAGCGGCGTCTTTGGCCGAGACCCGGACGCGATTCTGACGCTGACGCCACACGAGGAGGACAGTTGCTTCTCGGTCGAGTCATCTCTGCGATCATTTGCGCCGATGGATCCGTTCGTGGTCGAGCTGGAGTTTCCGCTATTTAAGGCACGGCACGATCTGGATGCGAGGAAGCTGAAGAAGGGCAACCAGAAGATCAGCGACGGCATGATTCTGGAAATCCTGAAGCGTGAGCCAGCCGGGATGACGGTCAATGATTTGGTCGATTCGCTACTTGCAAATGATTGTGAGGCGAGTGAGAAGACCATCAGAAATCGCATCTCCGGACTGAAGAAGGCTGGCAAGATTCACCAAGGGGCAATGAATCATTACTTTGTAACTCAATCGAAAGGCACATAAACAAAAACTCAGAAGTTTTCACTTGTTCGCAGGAGCAGGTGGAGGAATACTTGCAGACCTTATCCTCGGACATGACGTCATCGGAGCCTGCGAGATTGAAAAATACCCAAGAGACCTATTGCTCGCCAGACAGCGAGACGGAATCCTGCCATCCTTCCCAGTGTGGGACGACGTATGCACCCTCGACGGGAAGCCGTGGAGAGGATCAGTTGACGTTCTTTGCGGAGGATTTCCGTGTCAAGACATCAGCGCAGCAGGAAAAGGAGCTGGAATTACTGGAGAGCGTTCGGGCTTGTGGAAGGAGTATCTGCGACTTATTCGAGAAATGGAACCATCCTATATTTTTGCAGAGAACAGTCCTCACTTGCGAACGAGAGGATTGTCAACCGTGCTCAAAGACCTTGCCGAATTGGGGTATGATGCAAGATGGGGAGTGTTGGGATTTAGGCATCTACGAGGACCGATTCATCGCGACAGAATGTGGGTTTTTGCCAGCTCCAGTAAAAAACATGGGAGAGGGCTTCATTGGTGGACCAATCCGATCCAAAGAAACATGGAAAAACACAAGCAGGCAAGATCACTGGTTGATTGGTTTTTCGAAGAACTGGACGAATCGGGAGAATGGAGGGAACAGCAGAGAGAAACTAATTGCCCACCCTACCTTTTCAGCATGGAGCATGGGG